ATTCTGAAGCACTTCAGGAGTGCGCCGTCCCCTGAAAGGGGGTCAGCGTACCGTTTGGGTCGGATAACCATTGCTTTGGTTTCAAAGCGATGTAATTGCCGATTCCAACGATGGATTGTACGAGCATTGCTGTAGCTCGCCCAACCCAATCCTGCCGAGTTCTTATCGACGAAGGGTAAGGGGACTTTCATCATAGAATTGATGAAGTCTCTTATCTTCTGGGCAACAGACCACAAACCTTTTCGATAGAATTGGTTTGCCATCTCTACCCACGATATGAGCTCGCTATGGTTCCGTCGATTTGCTGGACTTTTACGACGGCAGTAAACGGGTGTTATGTTTACTCCATCATAAGCGTCCATTCCACAAGACTCTCTGAACTTCCCAGTCCAGAAAGACTTGTTTGTGTTGACTTTCAGCCCGAACAGGCTTAGGTCATCGCAAATCGAAGGTGCCTCGTCTGAGGGGACAATAATATCATCCCCATAGACGAATACGGTACGACTGTACTCTCGTACATTCTTACCGGTAACCGGAAGCTTAGCTCTATGTAATCTCGAGGCAACAATGACGCAAAAGAACGTCAAAGCTTCCATCGGGAAACACAGGGCTGAACCCATCGAGGCAAACTTGTTCAAAGTGACAATCTCGCCACTAGGAACCTTTGCCCTCGTGCTCCTGCAAGCGAAAACCATATCCGAGAGGATAGGGCAAACGCGAAGCAATCGACGCACGAGATCTGAATGGACTCGGTCACTCGCCTCGCTCAAGTCTATTGTTGCTAAGCAACCGTCGACAGAAGCGCGAAGAGCTAGGACCTGATTTGTCGATTGGCGTGTAAAATTTACATGGCCACCGGCATATCCACTACTTTCTATTAGTGGAACCAGGAACTTTAGCAAAGCCTGTTGTGTATACTGCATACACACAGGTTCAATTGCTATGACACGAGGCGTCTTCAGAGTCTTAGGAACGAATACAACCCTGACGGGTTCTTCGTTCTCGGGTTCGATGAACTCAACATTCGCAAGAGGACAATCATCCTCACCGAGGTTTCGGAGTGATCCGACACCATATTCGGTAAAAGGAAATTCAGCCTCAAGACGAGTGTGCCACCGTTGTAGAGAATACTTGGAATTTCCAAGTATTTTCTCCTGGGTTGAACCAGGACCGTGGATTGGTCTAAGTTCTTCGTAAGGATCCCCATTGGGGATTCCTGCGAGGATGTCCGCAAGGACAATAGAAGAAACTTTATCAAAATAACCCGATAAAGCTTCGCTAAACTCAAGACCATCGAGTTCATTCTCACACTTGAGAAACGCCTGCTCTGCCTTTCTTTCACGCTTTTCTGAGCATGGAAGCAAGACCTTCTTATGCAATAGGCAAATCTGCCTAACGCTCTGAATGCAGTCGATGCAGGGATTCTCAAGAAGCTTACGATCAGTACCGAATATCTTGGAAAGGAAACCCCTTAGAAATAAGGGGAGCCCGTGACGAAAGTGGAAACCACTTAAGTCACTTGGATCCAAGCGACCTATGTCAAGCGCTTTCTCAAACGCTTTACAATAGGACGGAAGAGTGATAGTTAAGAAACTTTCACCTTCATTCTCGGTACGACGATGGAGCGTTTTCACGTCCATTGTCGGGTCGACACCACACCTAGTCCCGCAATTTAGCAGGACCTGTTCCGAGAGCCATACAAGGCTTTTCACGACGCCTCCTGTTGAGGGGGGTTCGTCGGTCCAGGGTTTGCTGTTCACTCTTACGAGTGACCCCAGTGAGCCATATGACCGAATACTGACGACAGATCATCCATTACTATGGAAAGATTCCCATAGTACCAGTTGATAAAATTTGTATCGAATTCACATCCGATACAAATCAGTGTCAGTATGGTGATGAAGTAGACAAGAACAATGGGATGAAAGTTTCTCATCGTTCGAATCAGGTTTCACCACCCAACACCTTGAGCAGATTTGCCGATGTGCACCAGCTCGAAAGAGCAACTGCAATATCGCGCAACTCGGCATTCGTGTAGCCAATGGTCGGGCCATCAAGAACCATATAGACGGAGCTAGAGTACAAGAGATTATTAGCAGAAGTCAGTGGATCGGCAGCGATCTTCTGTGCATCAAGACGCACAGTAAACCGCTTACGCTTTCCGTACTGATGACTGATAGTAAGCTTGTACGCAGCGTCGTCCTTCTGGTAAACAGAGGACTGACCATTACGTTCAATCGCAGGAAGCGATTGAGCTACGGCGTTGACAGTGACAGACTGAGGGTCAGCAAACATTTGGAGCTCCGAAACGGGGACAAGGTTACACTCGGGATATCCCGAGTGCAGCTAAGACGCCAAGTTGATAGTTTGAAAAACTATCAAAATTAGCGCCGAATCCGTAAGGAGAGCCTACCACCCGAGTCTTGCGAATCGTCGAAGAAAACGCTTCGCCAGACATCACACCTGCTCTGATTTCTCTGTTAGTTAAGAGATTATCATTCCAGGTGGTATACGTTGACATACGAGTCCGTGTTTCCACGGTTCGCATAACATACGCATACTCGGCGGCAAGGTTGTCAACTGCATTGGAAGATAGATTGGACATGACGTCCCCTACGTTTCCAAACCAGTCAGCCAACCACGACCAGGGTAGCAGATTCCAGATCACTTCAGGTGTAGGATTTACACCAAAAAGTGCCCTAGTTGTCCGCGCCTTCCACTGACTAGTACCAATATCGGGAATATAGTATCGGAACTTTCCGACAAACCATACTCTTTCGATATCCTCACGAACCTCGATAAGTCTTGTCGAGCCCGTGGTCCATATTGGAGGTACGTTCTGCCATCCCCCTGTGAAGGGAGTGCCAGAACGAGTATCCGATATGGGGGTAACAGTCGTGGTATTCTTGATTTCACGACGACGGTGTATACCTTTACCGTTATCACGGTAAATCTGTGCGAGTTGCTTATCGATATTTCGATAAGTTTCGTACATATCCTTAATATCATTAAGGAGAGGTAGCCAACCGAAGATACCATTGAGATACTCAGAACCAGGATTGGTTCCGTGTATCCTTCGCCAGGTGTTCTTCCCTTGGATAAGGGCAGTAAGCCTATTGAAGAGATCAAGTGGTATTCTTGGAAGTCCTTCACGCGCAGTCTCAACTATAGTAGTTAAGACATTAGCAGTAGGATTTCCTGGACGTGAGCGTTTCCACCCAGTAGCTCCATATGACCAGGCATCTGCCTGGGCAATTGTAGACTGCTGTTGTGCAACCGCGTTAGTCATGGGAATCGGGAGATTGGGAGAGCCATACCCAAAGTGGGGTTGGCCCGTCCAATGAACTCCATTCAACATCCAGTGTATTTGAGGACCCACAAAGTGGGTCTTATTTACATGTTGGACGTGAAAGGGGCCTCCAGATAACCAGCGACCTTGCTCTTTAGAATAAGCATGGTTCGCGCTAACCATCAAGAAGTCATCATGAAAACCGTACCAAGTTTTCAACTGCCCAGTAGTTCCGTCAAGGAAACTATAAGGAACAGCTGAAAAGTTGCGTTTCATGATTTACCCTCCTCTTGGAATACAGGTTTCTGTGAAAGGTTCACAGAGAACCCGGGACTGATGGTGTTACCCACCAAAGTAGCGAAAGCTACCGACCC